ACAACGGTGGACAATGAAGTCATTCCGTTGATCGTCGTGAGAATTCATGGTGGGCGCCTGGATGGGCTCCCACATGGACCCCACGAAAAGCCAGGCGGAATTCTACTTCCACCTTCACTACCAGCTGATCGCTAGCGATCCGCTCGGCACCACCTCACGCAAGAACTTGCAGAAGGACCTTGAAGTTTTCACTTCAAGATTCAACTGCGAAGGGCTCTCGTTCCTGACCAAGACTCTTCCTAAGCTTGGGAAGGCTCTTGATCTTGGACTTGCGAACCTGAGGTTCAAGTTGCCAAGAGAGTTTAAACACTCTCATGACAACCGAAGTGTCCCTGCATTTCTGCAAGGATACTTCAACCTCATTTTCGGTGAGGATGGGATGCTCCTGGAGGAAGCCCCTGTCGAAGCTGTTAAACATCTTCGTCAGGTTCTCTTCTTCGCGTACAAACTCGAGCTGCCGTACGACCGTACTACGGAGCGGGCAGTTATAACCCGCTTCAAGGAGGTCGATAGTGCCCTCGCGTTTGCAGATCTTGGAAGCGTCGAAGACATTCTTCGTATCGCATCCGAGATTACTGGCGATATCTTTCGGGACTTTGATCCGATGGATATCACTCCGCGACATGGTCCAGGGGCGGTGGCAACTGGGGAGAGATTGGAAGAAAAGTGGGAATTCTCCCGCCTCTATTCCAAAATCCACTCAGTTTACCCCTACTACCAATATTACATTGGTGGATGGGGTCGTGAACTGCTCGACCGAAGGAACTGGTACTTCTCCATGCAGCGCCTCGAAAGCGGCACTGCTAAAGTCGTACTTGTTCCCAAGGACTCACGTGGACCGCGACTCATCTCTGCTGAACCATTGGAATACCAATGGATCCAACAGGGTTTGGGTCGGGCGTTGTCACGTCACCTCGAATACGTTAACACGTATACGAAGTTTCGTGTCAATTTCACGAGTCAAGAGATTAATCGTCGTCTTGCTCTTACTAGTTCGACTAGCAAGAGTTTTGCGACCATTGATCTCAAAGACGCGTCGGACCGAGTCTCTCTCGGATTGGTTCGAAGAGTTTTTAATAACTCTCCGCGCCTTCTCCGATGTTTAGAGGCTACACGTTCTGAGGCTACCAGACTCCCCGATGGGGAGGTAGTGTCCTTGAACAAGTTCGCCCCTATGGGAAGTGCCTTGTGCTTTCCCGTGGAGGCCTTCGTGTTCTGGGTTCTCTGTGTAGCAGCGTGCGTTCACGAGGCAAGAATGCCACTCAAACGCGCGGCAAGGTCCATCTATGTTTACGGGGACGATATAATCGTCCCTACGACACAGGTGGAACGTTGCATGCGTGTCTTGGAATCTGCTGGCTTAGTAGTCAACAGAGACAAGACATGCATTGCTGGTCCTTTTAGGGAAAGCTGTGGCATGGATGCCTTCAAAGGTGCCCCTGTTACACCCTTCCGGCTAAAGGCCCAGTATAGCGATCGGTCTCAGGACGGTTCGGTGCTGTCTTCCTATTGCTCTCTGGCTAATCACCTTGAGAGCAGTGGTTACAAGGAAGCAGCTGACCTGATTTGGGCCCGCCTGGAGAGGACCTATGGGAAGATCCCCTATGGTACGATCCACTCTGGGTACCCTTGTCGGGTCGTCTCTAGTCCGATACAAGCGGAGATTAGAAATCGCCGTTTGTTCAAATCTAGATGGAACCGACGCTACCACCGTCAAGAGTTCTTTGTCGCCTCGGTCCTCCCGGTCCGTAGGCGGTCTAAACTTGACGGTTGGGCTCGATTGTTGCGAGACTTTGTTCTCCCACCAATCGATGACCCGTCCGACGTTGTTCTTCCTCGTTCAACGATAATTAAACGAGGATGGAGGGCAGTGGCTTAGGCCACTCGCCTTGGGGGTTGTGTATGTTTATTACAATAAACATACACATAGTGGTGGAG